AGTTCCAGCTGGTACTAATACACCTTCAATTGAATTAACTCCATTGATTGCTCCACGAGTAGATGCATCATTTAAGTATTTCCAATCTGTTTTGTAAAAGTCATAAGATCCTCTACGGAATCCACTGAATCCTAAGTTAAGCGCCATTTCAGAAGAGTTTTCAAACAATCCAAAAGCAACTCCACCCGTTACACCACTAGAAATAGCAGCTAACATATCATCAAAATCCAAAGAAGTTTGACGTTGTAAAAACAACATGTTCTCTTCAATAGCACCTTGAGTGTCAAGATTCTTAAGAATGTTATCAAATTCAGTTAATCCTTGAGCAGCTGTAAAACCAGTTTCTACATTTCCTCGAGCTTGAATAGCAGCAAATAAACCTTGTGTTCCTGGGTTAGTAAGGTTTTGATTAATCGCAGGTGCTGCAGCAGCATTTAGATTAAGTTCACCTTCTACCATAGCCATTTCTAAGTAATCCTCAAAACGTAAACGTGTTTCAGACTCAGCTTTTAAATACCAAAGGTATCCGTCAGTTCCGTCTTCAGTTGCTACATTCACCCATCCGATCTGAGCAGTATCTGATCCAGATACAACATACTGATCTCTAATAATAATTGGTGAGTTTACAAATTGTGTTAATACAGGATCAATACTGTTTCTTACAGCAGAGTTACCTGCTCCAACCGCAGCAATTGTAGTACCTTTAGAATAGTCAGATCCGTAAACGAATACTTTTAATCCTGTATCACTAAATCCTTGTGTAGTTAAAGATGTTCCAGCAAATAGCTGAACTGTTATTGTTCCAGCTACACCAAGAACAGATATTGTTACAATACCTTTAGCTTCTAGCCCTGTAGCAGGATCCAAAACAACAACTGTATCATTTACAGACATTACGTTTTGAACATTAGCAACAGCTCCTGGGTTAAGATTAATAACAGACAATAAACCTCCTCCAGCATTAGCTTGTGATGCTCCCGCGTAAGAGATATGTAATCTGTTTTGTTCAGACCAAATAACTTGATCAGATGTCATTGGCATTTCAGCGCCAACCATTTTTAAGAATCCAGATAACGTACGATTCCCGTAACGCTCTACTTCTGCTTCATAAATTTCTGGTAAATATTGCTGAGCAAAATCAGCAAAGTTTCCTGGTACAACTCCTGCTCCGCCGTTGTTGTTCCATTGTAAATAATTTGACGCAAGCACTTGCTGCGACTGAGATGGGATAATGCTCCCAAATTGTGGTAATAAACTCATAATTTTTAGTTATTAAACTTTTTAATTTTCAATTTTGACGAGTCCGCTCCAGAAACTGATTTAATCTTGTATGCTCCAAACCTTGCGCTGTCAACAGGTGCTGCTTTCCTAGCTCCTGACGATATATTATTAGATTTGTTTACAACATCTCTAATAGCATCTGCTTTGCCTTGTTCGTAAAAGTGATTCGCCATTTTATCTGCGTTTGCACCTGCATACAATGCTTTGTGATACCCTGCGGTATCTTTAATAACACCGTCATCTCCAAGGAACTTCCCTAAAAAATTACTAATGTCTGATTGTTTCTCTGCAACCTGCGAAGGGTTTTGTATGCCGTATCTAAATTTTTTTTCACCTAATGTAAAATCGAAACCTTCGAAATTTTCATTAAGTAATTCATTAGTATTAGCTTTAAACTTTTCGTGGTTTACTGTGTTTCTGTCCTGATCCTCTTTATAACGATTAAAAAAGTCCGATGCTTCTTGCTGATTTCCTGACAAAGATGGTGACTTCAACTTGATGTCATCATAATACTTTGTCTTTGTATCTTCCAAAAACGTACGGGCTTTTGCAACCTCTTCTTTATACGCAAGTTTCTTTCTTCGAATCTCACGGTCCTCATCTATCTCTTCATCAAATGCAAAATTGTCTTCAACCATAAAGTCAATTTCTTCCGCACTTAAATGAGATTTAGTGTTTTTATAATATTCTTTTACTAATACATCTCTGTCTAAGTCTTCGTAATTAGTGCTTAGCCTAATGTAATCTTGCATTGTGCCCCCGGTATCTCTCATGAAATCAACTAGCTTGCTTATGTTTTCAGGCAAAGCGGGTTGTACCAATGGTTCAATTACTTTTTCTTCTTTTTTGTTTTCTTGGGTAACTTCTTTAATGACTGGTTCGGATGTTCCCTCGACCATTGTCGGGCCATCTTCGGCAGATTCATCCACATCCACTTTCTTTGCGCTTGGCTCTTGAACGGCATTAGTTTCTTCTTTAGGAATTACTACTCTAGTTACATTGCTGGGAACATCTATAAGCGGCTCTTTGTTTTTGGCTGCAAATTGTTCTTCAGTTAATTTTGGTTTGGATTGTATCTTAAAAGATCCTTCCGTTTTTACTTGTTCACTCATGATATGATATTATATAATTATTAAATACTTATTTAAGAAGGTCCAAACGAAGATAAATCTCCAAATCCACCCATCACGTCGTTGCCAGATGATTCAAAATTCTTAGGCATGCCTTCTGTTTGTCTTTGTTGTATCATTTCACTTTGCTGAGTACCTTCTTTTTCTATTCTTTTATCTTTACGATTTTCAATTTCTTTTTCTTTTTCTTGCGTTGCAGCCATTGACGCTTGAGCCAACTGAATGTTGTATTCAAATTCAGTAGCCATTAACTCTTTTTTAATTTGAGCTTCCGCTTGCATTCTTTGCATTTCAAAACCAGCTTTAGCTTGTTCTATTGCAACTTTTTCAGAGGTTAATGCCTGTTGCTTTTGCACTTCAGCCATAGCTGCTTTTTCTGCTAACTGAGCATTCGCTTGCGCTTGCGCTTGGATATTAGCTTGTTGAGCTTCTTGAACTTTTTTAGCTTTTTCAGTACGCTTTAATTTAAGCATTTGATTAGCTAATTTTAAATTTTTAACTTGATTAATATCTATTACATCCTCAATATCAATTTCTTTTGCTTGCAAAGATATTTGTATATTTCTTTCCAGGCCTGCTTTTTCTTCTTCATCTGGCTCCATTTCTAAAAATATACCAAAGTCATGCAAGTTAAGTTTTTCTATTTCTTTTAAAGTTTCTACATTAAATGTAGATATACTATTCATTAAAGAATTTTTAGTAAGTGGAAAGTTTAAAACATCTGCAATTTTTAAAGATATATTTTCACAGGTGCTTAAAGATAAATATATACTTGCATCTTGTATATGTTTTGTAGCAGTATTAGAGGCGTTAGCAGCCATTTTTTGTAAACCAACTAAAGCGTTTGGATCTGGCATTGCTCCATCACGAGCTTCGTTTAAACCAGTTACATCTCTAATCATTTGCAGGTTATAATTGTATGCAGTTATTAAAGCTTGTATTTTGCCAATACCACTTGATGATGATAATTCTTGAATAGGGACTTTACCTCTATTCATATCACCTTCTTGTGTAAGAGACCTACCTACTACAGAACCCGTCTGAAAATACATGTTTAATGCTTCTGCTGGATTGTAATTTGTACCGTTACCTAAATCAACTTCTGCTAGCCCATCCATATCTAAAAATATACCATCTGGAACCATTCTAGATAACACCTGCTGCATCTTTAAATGAGTAAGCTGTATTACATCTGCAAAGCCTATACACTTGCTTATAAGCGATTGTATAACTCCTTTATACATTCTAGGTGCGCACAATGAATAACTCATTTCAACACGGGTAGTATCAGCCATTGGTCTTGTCATATTTTCAGACATTTCCCATTTAAGCATCATATCTGATCCAACAACCTTAGCTCCTTCATATAACACTTCAATTGATCTTGACACCCTGTCAAAGTTATCATTTGCTGGAGGATTAAACGCGTCTGTTTTCTCAATAGCTTTTTCTAATCCGTTATCGGTTTTCTTTATTTTAAAAACTTGATCAGTATAAGTCTTGTACTCAAAGTACATTACTTGAACAGTATTGTAATCGTAGTTTTCAAAGCCTCGTATAAGTCTACGGTTACCTGGTGATTTTTGAATTCTTTCTAGTTCCTCGTCAGAAATGTGAGGAAATTCTTTTTTAAGTTCTGGTATAGTTATAGATTTAACTTCACCTACATAATATATATCATCAAAATTTGGGTCTTCAGTATAAGACCAAACACAGTAAGCAGGATCAACATAATTAACTACTATGCCTTCTGCTGGATTAAACGATGTTTTTGTAATACCTATTCCAATATTAACTAAATCTTGATTATATCTTGCTTTAGTTAAATCAAATTCATTGGTAGCTAATATAGTATTAATTGCCTCTTCCTCTGCTATTTCAATAGCCGGCTTATACTTTAGCTGCATGTGTAAATCCATTTCTTCAGCATTACCTGGTAAATTTTCTGTAGAAACAGGTGATCTTGCAAAAGACATTCCTGTTAAAGAACCTGCAATTTTTCTTTGTTTTTTAGTGTTAGCATCAAATTTAACGTCACTAGCGTATTTTGTTCTTTTTTGCAAAGACTCTGGATCTTGCGCATACGATGTAATATCATATTGCTTTTGAGTAATACCATTTGCAACTATATTTGAAAACTTTGAAAGTATTGGTACAGGTTTCCAATCTAAGTTAAGATAAGATAAGTCACCATTAATAGCTAACTCGTCTTTATACTTTTGTACACTTTGTTCTCCACGAGCATATAACCTAAGGTTATGAAAGTTGTTCCAGTTAGAAGCATATCTGTTGGATCCACTTCCTCCGTAATTAAACCACTCTTGCTCAATAGCCCTACTGACTTGAAGCCCATATTCCATAGTAGCTTTTTCTGCGTCGCTTACTACTTGATCTGGAAATGGACTATTACTGTTTGTGCTTACATTCATTTATTACATTATTTTTGAAGTGGTCCCTTCGTTGTTGTATTTTTTAAAACCTAAGTTAATTTTCTTAACTGCTATAGCTCCTTTAGGGCTGTATCTATGTTTGTTACAAGCCATTAAAGCTAGTCCTGAACTTATGGAAGCATCATGTTTTGTTCGATTGTTTATATCAAACTTAGCCCAATCTTCTAGTGTTCTCTGAAGATAAACATCTCCATATCCTTCTTTAGTTACGCCTACAAAATCCTCTATATAAGTTTCAATAGCGGAAGCGTGTGCTTGTTTTATATCTTCACTTGAATTTGGTATTCCTCCAACTTCTCGTTCGGATAAAGATAATTTATTATAAGTTTTATCAGGTCTATTGATACTAAAACCTCTGTATCCTCTACGCTTTAAATAATAAAGCAATCGAGGTTTGTTATTCTCGCAAAGTATAGGCATACCATAAAACACGCAAGCCATTAGTACATCCTCAAAAAACATTTCAGCCGTAGAAGGCCTAGCTATATATTCTAAAAAGAAATGATTAGGAGGTGCATCTTCCATTGAAAACTTAGTCAATCCGTGTAATGCACCATTAGAACCCCCGCCACCAACAACACCACTAATATCATAGCTGTCACAGCCAAATGCTCCCATGTGTTCATTTCCAGGATATTTGTTTCCATTCTTTATTATTATATTGTTTTGTTGTTCTTTATTAGGAATCCATGTAACATAAAACCTACCATCTTTATTCGGATAGAACATTACTCTTGAATCTTTAATACCATTTTCCCATTGAAAGTTACCTTGCGTAACCATTGTATTATTTTTTAACTCATCATTATAATCTATTTGTTGATAGATTTTTGTTAAGTTAAATAAAGATTGTTTAGATTCATCTCTAAAAGCGTGAGCTTCTGTTCTTGGGAACTGCCTGTAATATTCATTTAAAGCGTCAGGATCGTCTTTTAATCCTTCTACTTCATTCTCCCAATGTTCTATAACTCCTTCTTCAATAATACTTCCGTGAGGTCCTATCGTTTCTTTTTTTGGAACATCAAACACAGGATAGCCATACTGATCAATAAAACCCTCATAATTCCATTCCATAGGAATAAAAAGTTTGTATAGCCCCGTTTTAGTTTGACCATTCTTGTTTCTAGTTGATGCGTCCGATCCATTATATAATTTCTTAAAGTTTTTACCGCCTTTGTCTAAGGCATTAGATGTTGATCCCATCATACATTTACCTACGATTCTACTACCTAATCTTAAACAAGTTTTTGTAACTCTCCAGTTATTAAGTATGTTCGTTGGTCTTTCCCATTTACCGCTTTCATCGTGAACTAATAGCTTTAGCTTTTCACCATCATAGCTGTTATCACCTGTATTTTTCCAGTCAATAGTGGTATCTAATCCGGCAAGATCTTCAGCAACATTGTTGTCATCTAATTTTCGTCTTGTAAACTTTGATGCAGGTACTCTATAAGCTAATTCGGTCTTGGGTCTATCCATACCATCTTGGATAGGCTTAAAAAAGAACGGGTAGTTAACACTAATGGGTACAACCTTGTCGGTAAACATTTTTTTAGCATCGGCCCCAGATTTGGACAAAATGCCGAATCGTGAATCACTTGATATTGTGGCCAGGTTAACTGTTTCACCTGATGCCATGAATGAAAATCCCGAACGTCTGTTCTTGAGATATGACATACCGTAACATCTGCTGTCTGCTTTGCAAGCCTCCCAGAATATAAAGAATAATCTGTTTGCTTCCCGAAAGTCTGGCTTCCCAACATCAATCTTTGACCATTGCAGATACATGTAATGAGTACCAGTAATATAAGTATCCACCCCTTTATTAATAAACCAGTAACCTTCTTCTCTTCTATTAAATTCTTCATCTATATAAGGATGCCATTTTTCTTGAAAGCCATTAGGGTATTTTAACCAGTCCGCTTCACTTTTTATTTTACTTAATTCTTTAGGGTACTCACTTGCTGACCATTTGTTTCCTCCAAGATCTTTTGAGTTTTCAACTTTAGGTAAAGCAATGTGTAAATCACCTATAAGATATATATCTCCTATCTTACCTGTTTTACTTATTACGACTAAATCGTAATCTTTGTCATAGCCATACACCCATTTTGCGTAACGATTCTTTTTTTTAATCGCATGAGGCTTTATATAGTCTTTGACTATTGTATATAGTTGTTGTTCGTATGCCATTATTTAGATCTCCCCTCGGCAAAGCCTTTAAAAACTGGTTTATTAGAATCAGATGTGGATTCGGCTATCATACTTTCCTCTTCCTGAATTCTATTTAATATTTCGAAAGCATCAAATATGCAAAGCTTTTTAGTAGCGGCAGCGTTTTTAAGTCTGTCAGCTGATATATCTTCTTCTGAGTCAACGATCTTTTCCTTCGCTACCTTTACTAATTCTTTAATTGCTTCCCGCCCAGCGGCTATTATACTCTTCTTCGTTTCTATTGAGCTCATACTTTATAACAATATCATTTGATTTCATACAGTACATAATTTGATTGTCTATAACAAATTCCCATTCGCTATTAGGTGTAAATCCAATTATGTCTCCTGGGTTAATTCCAGACTCCTTTAAGGAGTTATTACCTATTTTAAGTATACCAATAAGATCTGCAGTTTTTTGACTGCTTAAAAGGTCTTTATTTTTAACAGGAGCAACAAAGCACCTATCTCCAAATGAATTCCAAGATTTATCTTTTTTATATAAGTACACTTGATCTATAGCGCACATAAAAAGATCATCTTTTAAGAATGACCTACTGTTCTTTTTAATTCCTTTCATATCATAAAACACTCTAAACACATTATGATGCACAATTATTAGATCACCTTTTTTTATAGGTGTTGCAAATGCTACGGGTGTTTCCACCACTTCAGCTATATTGTTAACGTGTTTAAAACTTTCTATAGAGCTATTTGTTATAAGGGTTTGCTCTCCAACCTTAACTTTATTATCATACCTTTCTCCAACTGGACGTATGATAAAATCATATATGCTC